ATATGTTTGAGTCTTTTTTGCCACACTGCAAAAAAGTTCAATATCATGTTGTGCAAACAGTTGCGCAAGTCAATGCCCAATGCCAAAATAGTGATTGGTGGCAATGCTGTGTTCACTGATGAAAACAGTTCACGGCCATACAGCAAAATTTTGTTGCGGCTAAGGTTAATTGATCATTACATTGTGGGCGACGGCGAGGAGCCTTTGTACAACTTGTTGACAGGCACCACTGACGGAGTTGATAAGGATCAATTTCAAGCACTAGATGATCTATCCAAACAGCCCTATTCAGATTACAATGATTACAATTGGAATCTATATCAAGTCAAACGTATCCCAATGTATGCCAGCCGTGGTTGTGTGAGAAGATGTACCTTTTGTGATGTTTACAAACTGTGGAAAAAATTCAAACTTAGACATGCTGAAGATGTGTTTGAAGAAATGCTGCATCAAATACAAAAAACTGGCATCCGAAACTTCTACTTTAGAGACAGTCTTATCAATGGCAGTATCTCAGAGTATCGCAAATTGATGAAGTTGTTGGCTGATTACAACGCAAAAAACACAGAACGCATCACGTGGAGTAGTTTTTTTATTTTTAGGCCTCAGGACCAAATGGATGAACAAGACTGGAAGTTGACAGCCGACAGTGGTGCAGTTGATTTGATCATCGGTGTAGAAAGTCTTGTAGATTCAATTCGTTATCACATGAGAAAGAAATTTACCAATCGTGACATTGATTTTGGGTTAGAAATGGCCAAAAAATACAATGTAGGCTTGTCTTTTCTTCTCATTGTTGGCTATGTAAATGAAACTGAAAAAGATTTTCAACAGGCCTTGCAGTGGTTACGGGATCATGCGCACTTCACTCCCAACCCCATACACTATGTGGGTGTGGGTGGCACACTGACTGTGACAGACTTAACTGACCTTTACCAGCAGGCCGAAAATTACAATATCACCATTGGCGATAAGATTCATCTTTGGGAAAACAAAAGCATTGGCCTTGACTATCAAACCAGAGAACAAAGAAAACAAATCTTTGTAGACACTGCCAAGCAGTTGGGCTATCCAATAAACAGCTTTGAAAAACCAGTGTCATAATCTCTGGTTTGCCAAAAAACAAAACAACACAAAGAAAAAACATTATAATACTGTTATCAGTGTCACCAATTATTCAAAGGAAGCAAACATGGGAAAACCATTTGACGTAAGCAAATTTCGCAAAGAAATTACCAAAAGCATTGACGGCCTTAGCATAGGCTTCAACGATCCCACTGACTGGGTCTCCACAGGCAACTATGCCTTAAACTATCTAATCTCGGGCGACTTTAATCGCGGAATTCCCCTGGGCAAAGTCACTGTGTTTGCCGGCGAATCTGGTGCTGGCAAAAGCTACATCTGCTCAGGCAACATCATCAAGAACGCACAAGAGCAAGGCATCTTTGTGGTGCTGATTGATTCAGAAAACGCCTTGGATGAAGACTGGCTCAAGGCTTTGGGTGTGGACACCAGCGAAAGCAAGTTGCTGAAGTTGAGCATGGCCATGATTGATGATGTTGCCAAGACCATATCGACATTCATGAGTGACTACAAGGCCCTGGCCGAAGGCGAGCGTCCCAAGGTCATGTTTGTGATTGACTCACTGGGCATGTTGTTGACGCCCACTGATGTGAACCAGTTTGATGCAGGCGAAATGAAGGGTGATCTAGGACGTAAACCCAAAGCTCTCACCGCTTTGGTGCGTAACTGTGTGAACATGTTTGGTTCATACAATGTGGGTTTGGTTTGTACTAACCATACATACGCATCACAGGATATGTTTGACCCAGACGATAAAATCAGCGGCGGTCAAGGTTTCATTTACGCCAGCTCAATTGTTGTGGCCATGAAGAAACTCAAACTCAAAGAAGACGAAGACGGCAACAAAGTCACTGATGTCATGGGTATCCGTAGTGCCTGTAAAGTTATGAAAACTCGTTATGCCAAACCTTTTGAAGGCGTGCAGGTTAAGATTCCTTATGAAACTGGTATGAATCCTTATTCAGGTCTAACAGACTTGGCTGAGAAAAAAGGCTTTCTCAAGAAGGACGGCAATCGTCTTGCTTATACTACATTGGATGGAGAAATTATCAAATTCTTCCGCAAAGGCTGGGAGTCAAACGAAAATGGTTGCCTAGATATTGTGATGGCAGAATTTGGAAAACGCAAAGAAGAGGTAACTATAGTTGAGGAGGACGCAGAATAATGGAACAAGTAGTAAGTGACATCTGGGGCGAATTAAAACGTTACATCAACACTGTTGATCGTACTGAGGCAGCTGAAACAGTGGTACAGATACTGATGGACAATGACTGTGACGCCGAACAGATCAAAGAAGCTTTCAAAGGTGATCGAGATATCAAAACTGCCTTGACAACCTATTTAGACAATGACAAGGACTATGCCGAGGACGAAGATCACGAAGAAGAAGATTACAACGAAGACGAGTGGGATGAGTAATGTGGTATAGTCGCGTAGTTGCTGGGCTAGATGCTATTCCAGAATTTATAGCTCACTATGATCGCGAACTTGAAGAAGCCAAACGCGAATGTAAAATTGGTGGGTTGGTTGAACGCAACATCAAAGAACTGCCAGGTCACACCGAACACAGGTTCAATCAACTGCAAGAGATAGAAGCTGTGTTACAATACCTCAATATTCAATTGCGAAAAATTCGTAGAAAACATTTTCAGAAGTATCTTGAAGCATATGCTCGCGCACTTACCAGTAGGGATGCTGAAAAATATGTGGATGGCGAAGACGAAGTCATAGATTTTGAAACCATTATCAATGAAGTGGCTTTGCTGCGCAATCGTTGGCTAGGAGTAATGAAAGGTCTTGAAACCAAACAGTGGCAAATGGGTCACATTGTACGACTGCGCACTGCTGGCATGGAAGACATTCAAGTGTAATGTTCAAAGAGCTTTTGCCCAAATACGATCTGGTACACAGCTTTGTAGACCAGTACCAGCCCGCCAGTGTTGTGGACTGGGGCTGTGCCAATGGAAATTTGTTGGCCAGACTGGCCAATGATTTTGGCATAGAACAATTGCAAGGCTTTGATCCCAACAATATCCGATACAACACAATACCGCCTGGTACATATGATTGTATGGTCAGCTGTGATGTGATTGAACATTTTGAGCCTGATCAATTAGATGCTACATTAAAATTGATGCAGAGCAAATTTCAAAAAGCAGCCTTTTTGATAATTGCTTGTTATCCAGCAAAGAAGCATTTGCCCGATGGACGCAATGCGCACTTGATTGTGCAAAACTGTGCTTGGTGGTTGCACAAAATACAAACACAGTTTGATCAGTGTCAACTGACCTGGTGGCAAGCAGCAGACTACCCCAGCCGAGCAGGCCCCAAACCCGAGCTGAGATTAATTTTGGAACGCAATTGAATGCAGTAAATAGCTGCATGAAAATTGTACTTGTAACTGGTGGGTTTGATCCTGTGCACTCAGGACACATTGCTTATTTCAAAGCAGCTCGCAACCTGGGCGATCAACTCATAGTGGGTCTCAACAGCGATGAATGGTTGGCCAGAAAGAAAGGCCGTGCATTCATGCCTTGGAACGAACGCCTGGCCGTGATCAACAATCTCAGCATGGTAGACGAAGTTTACACATTTGATGATAGCGACGGGTCGGCCAAGCATTTTATACAACAGGTCCGAGCACATTACCCCGACGCCCAGTTGATTTTTGCCAATGGCGGTGACCGCACTGCCAAGAATATACCAGAAATGGATGTTGAAGATTCCAACATTGAGTTTGTGTTTGGTGTGGGCGGCGAAGACAAAAAAAACAGCAGCAGCTGGATCTTGGAAGAATGGAAAAAACCCAAAACTGACCGAGCCTGGGGCTATTATCGTGTGTTACACGAAGTGGGTGACCATACCAAGCTGAAAGAACTCACTGTGATGCCAAAAACTTGCCTGAGCATGCAACGTCATGACCAGCGAGCAGAGTTCTGGTTTGTGGCCGAAGGTGAGGCCACTGTGTACACTCTAGATGTCAGTACAGACAGAGATCTCAAAGACAGCATGACTGTGCATGAGTCATGTTGGATCAAACGCAACGAGTGGCATCAACTGTGCAATGAAACTGATCAACCATTGAAGTTAATTGAAATACAGTTTGGTGATAACTGTGTGGAAGAGGACATTGAACGACGATGAACAATCTCATACCTGTGTTTGTGGGCTATGACCCTAGAGAAGCCATTGCTTACCATGTGTGTGTAAACAGTATCATACGCAATGCATCAGCGCCTGTGGCCATTGTGCCTGTGGCATTGAATCTCTTCAAAGATTATTCGGAGACACACACAGATGGTTCTAATCATTTCATATACACTCGTTTTTTAGTGCCATACCTAATGAGGTGGACTGGCAAAGCCATCTTCATTGATGGTGACATGATTGTGCGAGGGGACGTTGTGGAGTTGTACAACAGTTTGCCGCTGGACAAAGATGTTGCAGTGGTCAAACACGATTATAAAACTCGTATGCCAGTGAAATATCTTGGTGCCAAGAACGAAGATTATCCCAGGAAAAATTGGAGTTCGGTGATTGTGTGGAACTGTGCCAGTTTTCCCAATAGAAAACTCACTCCTGAATTTATCATGAAGGCCACAGGCGCTGAACTGCACAGATTTTCCTGGCTCGGCGATGATCGTATAGCTGAATTACCACCTGAGTGGAACTGGCTTCCCGACGAGTACGGCCCTAACCCCAATGCCAAGTTATTGCATTACACGCTGGGCACTCCTTGTTTTGCAGAGTTTGCTGACACGCCGCAAGGAGAAGAATGGCATCGTGAACGCATTCTTACAGAATATTGTCAACAAACACAGTTATGAGCAACGAGCCTGATCAAGAAGAATTGGCACCACTGCCAAGGTCAAAGTATGACATGGTGCCCAAAGAAATCTCAGATATCTTTGACGATATTTTGAAATGGCGTGTGGATCCCTGGAATTATTATTATGGAGTAACCATTGATCACATTGTGCAGAAATTGCATGATTTGAACAACGGTGCTGTGGCAGCCATAGACAGTGAATTTAGATACACTGAGAAAGGTCATATGTACGATCCCATTATGCAAAGTTTTATTCAAGGATCAGGAGGCCGAATTAGCACCTGGTCCAAAGAAGAAAACAATCTTACTCCAGTGGTACTGCGCGGCATAACCAAACGCAAACAGATGGATGCGTGCCGCGCAGCTGGTCGAAATTTTTATTACATTGACACTGGATACTTTGGCAATGGCAAGAAAAAAACTTACCATCGTGTCACACTCAACGATGTGCAAAATTTTGGACCCATTCGCGAACGTCCAGCTGATCGCGTGGAAAAATGCAATATCACAATTTCAAAATTTCGCAAAGACGGCAGTAAGATTTTGTTAGCTCCGCCCAGTCAGAAGTTATTGAATCTCTATGACATAGACTTGGAGCAGTGGATGCAACAAACCATTGCCGAACTTAAACAGCACACTGACAGAGAAATTGTTATCAGACTCAAACAAGGTAGGTCTGTGCGTCAAAGCACTGACACCATGCAAATGGCTCTTGAACAAGACATTTGGTGCTTGGTCACCTACAGCAGCATTGCTGCTGGTGAAGCTCTGTTGTGCGGTAAACCAGCCATAACTCTTGGCCCCAATGCTGCCGGAATGTTGTGCAGCAATAGTCTCAGTGAAATTGAGAATCCGTTTGTGCCTACTACAGATCAAGTTGAAGCCTGGGCCAGGCACATAGCGTATTGTCAGTTCACTGAACCAGAAATGCGTGATGGCACAGCATGGCGGATTCTAAATGACCATTGATTGTGTTTCTTATGTGAGCAGTGTGGCCAATCCTAACAAGCATGGTCGCAAAATAGAGTGTCTAGAAGCCATGGCACATGGTGTGCTGGTGTCTGGCAAAACTTGTGTCATTGAGCGAGAGTACAAATACACTCCTAGCAAACTGGCAGTGATGTTGGGGTGGGCAACTACCAACACTGGCGGCCGCAACATTGCATTGCGTAAGCAAATCATTGCTGAACAGCAAAAATATGGCTATAAAACCATGTGCATCGATGCCAGCTGTTTCAAATATCTAGACAATCATGGCACTTACTTGCGTTACAGCATTGGTGGACCTTTTTATGATCGGGCAGAATATGCCAATGCCAACAGCGGACCAGAAAAATGGAATGAAATCAGTTCAGCGTTGAATCTGATCATGGAACCACCAAGATTGAAAAAATCAGGTTACATCTTGATTTGCATGCAACGCGATGGCGGGTTTGCCATGAAAACACTGGACCCCATGGTGTGGTTAAAAAACAAAGTTGATGCAATAAGAAAAGTTACAAATCGAAAAATTTATATTAGGCCACATCCAGGGCAGTATAGTATGAAAGATTTCGAGATGTACACCGGAATCAATGGTAAAAGACTGAGCTGCACAGTGGTAGAGCCCACTAGATCACGGCTGATTGATGATTTGCAACATGCTCATACTGCGGTATTTTTCAACAGTTCGGCCAGTGTAGCCGCTGCGTTGGCAGGTGTGCCTATTTTTGTTGATGACAACAGTTGTGTGGCATGGGATGTTGCCAATCACGACATAGCCAGTATTGAACATCCTACTTTGATCAATGATGAGCGTTACCAATGGATCTGGAACTTGAGTGCAGCACACTGGAGTGATCAAGACGCTCGCAGCGGCAAAATTTATCAAAAATTTTTGCCTTACATCTGATAAAGTTCTACAAGATCTGCTGGTCGGGTGGAAGCAAACTCTTCAGGAGTGAATTGACTCCAGCACACATGATCCCACCAGTCGTCTCGGTTGGGAAAATCAAAGTTTTGAAGATATCGAAGATCACCAGTGAGCAAAGTGCTGATCGACAAATCTACAGTAAAGCCAGGGACTCCCAACAGATTGGCCTCAGCACAGCTCATGGTGCGTTCACCGACCACAGCGTGTGCTCGCTCCAGTTGCAGTTTGAAATTTTGAAATCTAGATTGAGATCCAATTTTTTTACGCCAAACTATGGGTCCAGACCAATATGGTTCAATGGCACGCTGCATTCTACTACACCATTGGCTTAGGGTTTCTCCTGTGCGTTGAAGCAACAGTTTTTCCACTGGCATAGGCACCAGGATGTACTCTCCAGGAGTACGGCGCCAGTCACACACAGCAGGATCTCTAAATAGATGCGTTCTTGAATAGGGGCGCGATTTTATTTTGACATTGTGATGACCACAATATGTTACTCGGCGTGTGGTACGTTTGGGTTGATCAGGACCCCAGTAACCGTAGTCAATTTCAATGTATGGACGGCCTTCAGCAATGTATTCTTTCAATGGTGACCACCAAGGAGCAAAGTGCGACACAACCAAGCAATGATGATCAGGTACCTGAGCCACACGATCAACGGTGACCATGCCTTTTTTACGCCATGGTTCCAGAGTCCAAGAAAATCCTTGAAAAAGATCCCTGCTCCATGCGTAGTGCATTACCAGCCCATGATCCAGTCATCTTTGACTTGGTCAAGTTTGATCATGCCCCAACTTTTCAGCAGATCTATGGCAGCAAATTGCCCATACTGTGAGCTGTAAGCATCATGAGGTTTTTGTTCAATCACAATCACTGGCCGGCAACGGGCCACAGTGTTTGCAGCACCTTGCAGCACACGATATTCGAACCCTTCGCAGTCTAGCTTGATATAGTCTACGTGTTGGTAATCAAAGCTGTCTAAGGTGCGCACTGTTGTGGTACCTTGTCCCATGCTGTTGGGATCAATGTGAGTGTGTCCAGTGTTGCCTTCGGTGATGTTCATGTTGGCCGTGGTGTTTTCGTTGCCCAAAGCTATACTGTGCAGCAGCAAATTTGATGCAGTGACATTCTTTGTTAGGCATTCATGAAACATTGACACTGGCTCATATGCAATCACCGAGTCAAAATGCTGGACCAAGCTACGAGTCCACAATCCTACATTGGCACCCACGTCCAACGCCACTCTACGATTTTTGCAAAGCTGGATACTGAGATCTCTAACTTTGTGTTGATACTCGGCAGGACCACCTTTGTCTACACTTTTTTTCAACATTTTGGGAAAATGTGATTCAATGTCAGGGAACCACCAACCATAATCCTCACGCATCAACTGACTCCTTTAAAATTTTGTGTGCTGTGCCATTGCGCAGTTCATTGACATGAAACTGACCATAGGCCAAATGACAAGCCCATTGATAAACTTGATCTTGATCTGGTAACCAAGGATTGTCAATGGTAGTTAAATCTCTATTGGCCACTGGATCAGCAGCATTGCAAGGAGCAGTTACATAGGCAGGAACACCAGCCAGCACTGCTTCAGTGGCTGCTATGCTGTTGTAAACTACCACTGCATGAGCTGTACTCAGCAAGTCTACAAATGGCTCAGCTTCTCTATCTTGACGATTCTTGTTGCGATGTCTGATCACCACAGGACGATCAGTGTGCGCTTTGATAGTGGCTAGAGTCTGTTGCAACCAGTCACTGACAGTGGTACCATAGACCACACAGGGTTTTTCTTCTGGCATCACAATGTAGATATTTTGACCGTGTTGTCTGGGTTTGATTTCAATGCCAAATTGACGCCATCTGTCGTCGGGCCGATTCACAATGTCGCCGTGTTGAAAATTGTCAGGAACCACACGATGCCACAATTTCCAACCATTGGGGTTGTTAGGACCAGCGCGGTTGCCAAAGTATCCTGTGTCCATGTAAAAAAAATCTCTTTGATCTTGCCAACAGCGTTTGACAATTTTATGTTTCATTATTCCACGTATGACCAATGGCTGATCACTGTCTTCATAGCGCCATGAGTCTAACTCAGTGGGCCTAACGTTTTCGCCCTGAGCAAACATGTTTACGTATTCGTCAGTGCCATTTTTGCTGAGATAGATCCAGGTCATTGCCAATACTTTTCTCTACGCTGCACAATTAGATCTTTGGCCTTGCTTTTGCCATTTTGTTTGCGTTTGCCTTTGAGATGGTCAATGTATGCACCCCAATCGCAGTTTATCAAAGGATGCCCTTCGCCGTTGATTAGCCCTGCGCTCCAGTTCAATTCTTTCAACGCAAATTTTTGTCTAACACAGTCAAAAACATAGCTGTCATGCCACTCGCTGAGAGTGAAAATTCCATTGTCTGCATCATCATACATGCGCTGGAATTCTGCAAGAAACTTTTGGATTTCAGCTGACTGAAGCTGTAGTCCATACAGACCACATTCACTGAATTTGTTGCTGCGTCCAGCATAACAGATATCTTTGGCAGGCGGAAAGAAAGTTGTCAAGGCCACGTCTGACATAGGGCTGTGACAGACCATGTCTGCATCCATCCAGATCAACCAATCTGCTCCACAGTGTTTGGCTGCATGAAATATTGCATAAACTTTGTGCGCAAATCTCACTGCCTGCCATTTGAATGCTTTGCGTTCACTGCCAGGACCAATGTCACCATTGGCCTTGGGCACATTGCGCCATTTGTTTTTGAAAGCCACTAGTTCACTGCTGGTGCTGTGAAAGTCCAAAACTCTTAAATTGGGTGCAGATTCAGACACCACACAGTCTTCGGCATAGACCCATAGTTCAATATTCTTAGGCCATGTGCTCAAAAAAGTTTTGATCATACGTTGACCATAGGTATTGTACCCTTCGGTGTTGAACGTGGTAACTACAGTGTATTTCATAGGGATATTTAGTGATCAAAACTGTGGCCTATTTTCCTTTGCAAGCAGCATTGAATTCCACAGCAGTGATGGGTGCAGTGCTGGATGCTATGCGTAGGCAAGGAATCAAAACAAAAGAAAACTCTCTCGACTGCGATGCAGTGATCATATGGTCAGTGCTGTGGTACGGTCGTATGTCTGCCAATCAAGCTGTGTACAAGCACTATCGTAGCCAAGGCAAACCAGTGATTGTGATCGAAGTGGGAGCTTTGTATCGTGGCAACACTTGGAAAATTTCAGTAAATCATGTCACAAGAGATGGTTACTATGGTCACACACTCAATCTTGACCCAGACCGCCCCCGACAGCTTAAGATCAGTTTGGCTTATCAGATGCAGTCAAAGCCACACATTGTGATTGCAGCACAACACAAACACAGTCTGCAAGTCAGTGACTTACCCAGTATGGATCAGTGGGTATTGGATACCATTGCACAGGTGCGGCAGCACAGTGATCGGCCAATTCATGTAAGACCTCATCCAAGATCTCGATTGCACTTACCGTCATTGCCTGCAGGTATTACAGTAGAACAACCCAGATTGATCAATGGAACCTATGACAGTTACGATATCCATTTTGATTGCCATGCAGTGATCAACTACAATTCGGGCCCTGGCATTCAAGCTGCCATAGCTGGCAGCAGACCTGTGGTACATACCAGCAGTTTGGCTTATCCAGTTTCGGTAGACATGGCCAACATTGAAAATCCATACGACATTGATCGTGAACAGTGGTTGATTGAAATCTGTCATACTGAATATACACCAGATGAACTAAGAGCAGGCACATGGCTAAAAAGAATAGAGTCAGCATTGATGGTATAGTAGACTGTGCCTGTGTGATACACGGTACTGGGTACAATTGGATCTATGTTGATCATCTGTACAACATGTTGAATCGGTGGTTGCCCGGTGGCGCTAGACTGCATGTTTTTACCGAACAAGAACGACCAGTGCCGCCCCACATGATCAAACATGTGTTGGATGATTGGCCAGGTGTGGCTGGGCCTAAAAAATCTTGGTGGTACAAGTTGCAAATGTTCAATCCAGCACATCATCGAGGCAACTTGTTGTATTTTGACCTAGATTGTGTGATAGTGGCAGATCTATCATGGATCACTGCTCTGGATACAGCATATTTTTGGACTTTGAAAGATTTTAAGTATCTGCAACAACCTGCCTGGAGCCACATGAACAGCAGTGTGATGTGGTGGAACACTGAAAAGTTTGCCTGGGTCTGGGATCAATTCAACCAGCTGGGTAGAGATTCGGTGATTCGCCGCTGGCACGGTGATCAAGACTTTATCAATGCTACCATTGACCATAATAAGAAAAGATATTTTGATGTTCGACGTTTTCATAGTTGGCGTTGGCAAGCCTGGAACGGTGGCATGAACTTTCAAAGTCGAAAACACAACGCACCTGGCCAAGGCACACGCATTGCACCAGATGTGTGTGCTTTGGTTTTTCACGGTCATCCAAAACCTCATCAAATCAATGATCCTGTGATTCAAAATTTTTGGCAATAGACAAAGCCAAATTGATTGACCAATGTGCAGATGGTGTAGTACAATGTTGCGATGCTGTACTTTGCATATGGAATGAATACCAACCGATCTGGTATGACCCAGCGCTGTCCTGGCGCACTGAGTATGGGTGCAGCTCGATTATTAAATCACAGTTTTAGATTTGCCGTGCATGCTGACGTGGTACCCTGTGATGACAGTTGGGTAGACGGTGTGCTGTGGAGTAT